CTGGTCGCCCACTGGGGGCGCAGGCGGTGCCGGTTTCATTCCACCGGGAGCGACGATGCCGTATGGTGGCACAGCGCCTTACGGCGGCGGGGTTGGCGGCGGGGGATTTGGCGGTGGCGGCGCGTCGATGGGCGTTGCGCCAGCAGGGAAAGTGCTTCCCGAACCAATGCTATCGAACGCGGCGCGTCAAAGCATCGTCGCTGAGCGGGCTGGGTTCATCGCCGAACTGCAACAGCCGCAGATGACCGCGCTGCTGGCAGCCGCGCTGGCCGAAGAACAAGGCAGCGTGGAAGGCCAGAAAGATGTTTTGGAATCATTGCTCAACCGCGCTGCCGCGCACAAGCTTGCTGGCACGTATAAGTCGATGTATGCCGAACTCACCAGCGGCTTTTACGGGCCGGTCAATCGCGGACAAGTAGCGGCTGATGTGCGGCGCGGCATTTCGTCGGAGCGCATCAAGCAGACACAGGACATGCTGGCCAGCGTCGGCGCGGGGCGCGACGTGCTTCGCGGCCTGACCGATCAAGGGATGCGCAGCGAGATCAAAGGACCGGCGACCGAATCGCGCGGCGAGTTTTACGGGATGATGCCTGGACTCCAATCGCAGTATCAAACGGCAGCATACAAAGGTGGACAGGAATCAACCATCGCTGCTGCGTATCAAAAAGGCGGGATCGCCCTTACGCCGCAATTGGCGGCGCTGGCAGAACGAGGCCCCGAGGCGGTGCTGCCGCTCTCAGGCGCGCGCGGACTGTTGAGCGGCCTGATTGGCGGCGGCGTTGACCGCGCGTTTCATCTGACGCATTCGCCGGTGATTCACATTCACGGCGATGCCGACGAGGAAGCCATGGGCGCGATGACCGGCAAGCTGCGCGACGCCGCGATGGAGTTCATCAACAATTTTAAGGCTGCGCAACGCCATGAAAGACGACTAAGCTATGAAAGCGGTTACGGCAGTTAAACAGATCATTCCGTTCGGCGTCCCGCAGCCGCTTCCACCCGGCGCTACGCAGCCGCCATCTGGCGCGACCACTTACCCGCCGCAGCCGGTGCCGCCCGGCGCGAGCCTTTACAATTCGGTGCAGGGCGATTGGTGGGACATGATCTCGTTCAAGGTCTATGGCATGAAACGCGGGGACGAACTTTACATGCACAAATTGATCGAGGCCAATTACGACCTTCGGGACATCTGCAATTTTCCCGCCGGCCTGCAAGTGATCGTCCCGCCGCTGCCGGTCAAGACCGAGATCCCGCTGGTGCCGTGGACAAGCGCGTCAATCGTGAGCGTGCCATGATCACCCAAGTCCGAACGGCGCGGCCACAAATCATCTTGAACGGCCAAGATTATTACGGCCAGCTTGCGCCTTACCTGCTGCACTTCGAATACACGGACAGCACGGACGGCCAGCACGCCGACGACTGCCAGTTCTCGCTTGCTGATCGTGACCGCAAGTTCATCAACGAATGGATGCCAGCGCCGGGCGCGACATTCGACGCCAAGATTCTCACGGAGCGTTGGTTCAGCCCGATGGGTGCGGCGCTGGCGCTGGATTGCGGCACATTTTACATCGATTCAGTCGAGTTTGATTTGCCGGAGCACACTGTTCATGTGAAAGCGAATTCCATCCCGAACGACACGCACGGCAAAGTGTCCAACGAGACAAGGCACTTCGAAAACAAATCGCTCCAAGACCTTGTCAGACAGATCGCCAGCGAAAATCATCTTGAGCCAAAATTCAAGACGACAACCAATCCATTTTACGATGGCATCGAGCAGGTGCAGGAGAGCGCGTTCCAGTTTCTCCGGCGGCACGCCGAGGACGCCAATCTTGAAATCAAGATCGCGCACGACCAGCTTTGGCTCTATGACCCGTTGACACTCGATCAGACCGCGCCAGCGTTCACGCTGGTTTACGGCAACGGCGCGGTCGGCGCGGACACGCAGACTTACCGGATGAGCGGCGGCAAGTTCCGTTTGCAGGTGACAGATCTCACAGCATCGACAGTCGTGTCGAACACGGACATCGAGGACGGCCTGACAACGCAGCGGCAGTTCGACGCCAACCAGCTTTTGCAAGGCACGGGGCTCGGCGCTGGCGAATCGCTGGCGCTGCCGTCCACATGGAAAGACAACCTCAACTGGAACTGCGACGTGAAATCGAGCGGGGGCAGCCAACCAGCAGGGCAGCAGAGAGTCATGACCGCTTTATCTGTTTTCAGACAAAGCGGTCGAGACACGCGCGACGCGGCTGCTGGCGGCGGCGAATTGCAATACTTTTCCAATGATTCAGCGGAAGCGGATGCCGCGCTGACCAAGGCGCAGGCGCGAACACGCGACAAGAACAAGCGCCGCTACGAATCGGACATTGAACTGTCCATCGGCAACCCGCTGGTCGCAGCAGGGATGACTTTCATGTTAAGCGGGTGCGGCCAGTTCGACGGCCTATGGTTCATCGAGAAAGCGCACCATGTTGTTGCGCCGATGTATAACACAACGATTCATGTTAGACGGACGCTTGAGTATTGAGTTATGAGCCACAAGAATCTTCTCGCCGACACGGACTTCACCGACAGCCGCGACCAGCGGTTCGTGCATTCGGTCGTGATCGGCAAGGTGAGCAAGATCGAGGTCAGCGATAAAGGCGCGAACATTCGGGTCATCATGCCCGACAAGATTGATCATGACGGCCAGCCGCTCATCACCAAGCCGATCCCAGTGCTGCAAATCTGCGCTGGCAAGAAAAGGCAGTTCGCCATGCCGCGCGTCGGTCAGAACGCGCTCTTGGTAAAGCTGCCGAACTCAACGGCCAGCTACGGCGTGCTCGGGTTCTTTTACACCAGCAAAGACCCGCCGCCGGTGACCGATCCGCTGCTGGACTACACGGTCTGGGACGACGAGAAAACTTTCATCAAGTTCGACGGCAACAAGGACGCCGATCCATTTCTGACTTGGGACTTTCAAGGCGGCTGGAAAGCCACGGCTGCCAAGGACATCAACATCAAGACCACCAATGGCGCGAAGGTGACAGTCGAAGGCGACGGGCAGGTCACGATCAAATCGGACAGCAGCGACATCATTGTCGATTCTGCCAGCGGCAAAGTGACGATACAGGGAGCAACCGGCGTGACGATAAGTGATTCTGCCAGCGTCACTGTCCAAGCGCCGACGATCAAATTGCAAGGCAACATCGTGCACACTGGCGACATAACCACCAGCGGAGTTCACACCGACTCGCTAGGGCATCACCACTAAATGGAAGAAGGCACTTACGGGCCGATCATTTTCGGCAAGGCGAACGCGCGCATCCACACGTTCTACGAAATTTCACGCGATTACAAAGGTCGCTACGGCGCGCACCTTGTTCATCTGCGCAAGCCGCTGCTGGAATGGGCTGGGAACGATCTCATCAAGATCGACATGCGCATCAAACTGAACGCGGCGTGGTGCGGCGATCCTCTCCCGATTCTCAACGAGTGGCATTCGCTGCACGAGCAAGGCATTGCCGCGCCGCTCATCATCGGCGGCAAACCGATGGCTCCCGACTATTCGCTGTTCGTGATCACGGAGATGAAAGAGTCGCATAAGCACTGGCTGATTGGCGGGCGGCTGATCGCGCTCGATCTCGACATTCATTTTGAGGAATACATTCCGTTCGCGGAAGGCGCTGCCGGAGTTTCGTTCGCAGGCGGGATACCAGGATTCGGCTGATGGCTGTTACCAAGACACTTCCAGACCTCTCGGGCGGCTCGACTGCGCAGCTTGGCGAGAACTGGCATCTGCAATTCATTCAGCCGGACGGTCTGCCGCTGACCATGGCCGGACTCGAGATCATTGATTTCGGCGCGATCTCTTACAAAGAAATCTTCCAGAACGTCAAAACGATTCTGGCGACGCCGCTCTTCTCCGCTGCGCTTGAGCGCACGCTCGGGCTTGATCAAACGATCGTGGACAGGCCGATCACGCAAGCCGCTGCGATCACCGTGGCGATTATCACCGCAGTCTCAACGTGGGAACCGCGGCAGCATATCATGAACATCGATTTCCAAGCAGACGCGATCAACGGGCACTTGGTTGTGCTCTTGCAACTCGACATCAAGAATGTGATTTATGGAACCAACACGCCCTATACCGCAACAAACATCAACCCGCCTGTATTACAGCTACCGCCTATGAACGAACCAGTGCCAGGACCGCCAGGGCCGCCGGGGCCAGCAGGACCTCGCGGCAGTTTGTGGTTTGTCGGAGCGACTGACCCGCCAGCGGCAGGCTTCGGGCCGAGCGCGCCGCAACTGCAAGATCAAGATATGTATCTCAACACAGTCTCAGGCGACGTGTTCCAGTATAGCAGCACCGGAACCGGCACCACGGCGACCTTCGCGTGGAAGATGGTGAAGAAAGGCCAATAAACCATGGCATGGACAAAGGCAGGCAACATCAAAGGCCCGACTTCATCCGGCAGCAGCGATGTGTCTGGGATCACCGCGCTGGTGCAAGGCCAGAGCTACATCGACGTGACGTTCCCATCTGCACAATCCTCGGCCAGTTGGACGTTCATCGAGTGTCGAATCATGAACACGTTCGATCCTGTGCCGTTGAACATTTATCCGGGGCTCGTCACGTCCAAGTCGATCAACGGGTTCAGGCTGAGTCTCAGCGGCAATCCTGACACGGCCAATTACAGATTGCTTTGGACGATACGGCCGCCAGCAGCCGAACCGCCGGGAACAGCCACCACTTATCTGCTGAGCGGTCCTGCCAGCGGCGCTATCAATGTTCCGGCATCGTTCACTGTGCAGGTGCCGCCAGGCACGACTTTGGGCGCGGGTGTTGTGCTGCTGGTGACTCCGAATGATGGCGGCGGTGGCGGCACATTTTCGCCGACCAGCGTTCAACTGACCGACACAGCGCCGACGCGCACGTTCACTTACACGCCGACCTCGTATGGTACCAAGACGATCAGCACGACCAATGACCATGCGTTGACCAATCCTCTCAGCCTCAGTTTCGTGTGCGCTGCCAAGGCTTATACTTTTACGGGGCCAAGCGCAGGCGGCGTAAGCGTGCCGTCAACACCTTTTACTGTGGCGTTGCCAGCCAGTGCGCCTATCGTCGGGTCAGTTGTGATAACGCCCAGCGATGCTGCACCGGGGCTCGGCACAAACGCGCCATTCAATCCGACATCGGTGACGTTAACATCCGCATCGCCTAACGCGACATTTACCTATACGCCTAACAGCACAGGAGCGAAATCGCTCAGTGTAACTAACAATGGCGGCTTGGTTAATCCCGCCAACCTGACTTATACCGTGTCATGAAAAAGCTACTCACCGCGATCTTGTGCGCGCTGGCATTGAACGCCGACGCTCAGATTCAGACGCCGATTAACAACGGCGTTCTGCAAAGCGACCTCAACGCAGCGGGTTTCAAGATCAACGCTGCCAATCTCATCAATTACGCTGGCACAGGCATGACCTGGAACACCAGCACGAACAAGTTCGACGTGACTGGCGGCGCTGGCGCGGTGAGCAGCGTCTTTGGACGGACAGGCGCGGTCGTGGCTGCGCCCAATGATTACAATTTCAACCAGCTTGCAGGCGCTGCCGCCACGACTCAAGCTGGAGTGCCAGCCGCTGGCGGCGTAGGCCAAGTGCTCAGCAAGAACACCGCTACCGACTACGACACAGGCTGGGCGACCGTCAGTTCTTCAAGTGAAGGCACATGGAGTTACACCGCTGGGAATAACACGATGGCCGATCCCGCCAATGGCA